ATGAAAATAATAATAATAAGGATGACTCTTATGTAGAGGCTGTTGTTATTATTGCTAACGGTAATACAGTATTAAAGGTAGAGTCTAACCCATTTATGATGCAGGATAGACCTATTGTAGCATTCCAATGGGATACAGTACCTAGTAAGTTCTGGGGACGTGGTGTCTGTGAGAAGGGTTATAACAGTCAGAAAGCACTAGATACAGAGCTTAGAGCACGTATTGACGCACTGGCACTGACAGTACATCCTATGATGGCTATTGATGCTTCTCGTATGCCGAGGGGTGCTAAGTTTGATATTAAGCCTGGCAAGACATTCCTTACGAATGGTAACCCATCAGAGATTCTACAACCATTTAAGTTTGGTGCAGTAGACCAGATTACCTTTGCACAAGGACAACAGCTACAAGATATGGTACAGCAAGCAACTGGTGCTGTAGATACTGTAGGCTTCCAAGGTGCATTAAACGGAGAAGCAACTGCTTCTGGTATCTCAATGGCACTAGGTGCTGTTATCAAGAGACATAAGAGAACTCTCTTAAACTTCCAAGAGAACTTCCTTGTACCGTTTATCCACAAAGCAATTCACAGGTACATGCAGTTTGACCCTGAGACTTATCCAGTACAGGATTACAAATTCATTGCTTCTAACTCTCTAGGTATTATCGCTAGGGAATACGAGGTTACTCAATTAGTTCAGCTACTACAAACTATGCCAGCTGACTCTCCGATGTATCCAATGTTAGTAGAATCTATTGTAGAGTCTATGAACCTTACAAATAGAGAATCTATCCTAGCTACTATTAAAGAAGCTAATGCAGATACCCCTGAGAAACAACAAAAAGCAGCTCAACAGCAACAAGTAGAGCAACAACAATTAATGTTACAACTACAACTAGCTCAAGCTCAAGTTCAGAAACTTCAGATTGAAGCAGCAGAGATTCATTCAAGAGTTCAGCAGAACAATGTTGAAACTCAACTCTTACCTGTTGAGGAAGAGACTAGACGTATCGCTGCTATGGCTAAGAATATGCATGTAGATGATTTTGAGAAAGCTGTCAATATAGCTGAACTTAAAATTAAAGAAGAGGGTAACCTCATCAGGGCAGCAGATGTAGAATCTAATGAAGTTATTGCTCGTATGCAAATGATGGGAAAAAGTAATAAATGAAAGGTTTAATAAGACCTCCCTCAGAAGGTGGGCTATTAGTTACTAACCGCGAAGCCCCTTATGGGTCTAGGGCTTTCCCTCTTGAGGGTGGTGGTTATGGTGGTAGTATGATGCCTAAGACGAAGGGTTGGCAGGGTCTGATACCAAGTTTAGACGGTGAGCGGTTTATCACTGAATTTTCTTTAGGGGGAACAGATGGAGAGCCGTTCTACCCTATGGTAACCCAAAACATGACTCATGAACAAATAGAATCAGTTAGAAGGCTAGAGGCTGGACTAATCACATACGACTCAGAAGAAGCTCAAGGCCTCCAGAGAAATGCTCTGGAAGAATATTATCGGCATATGACATTAGACGAATCACCATTTTTGGATTAGTAAATATACAATGAAATTAGAAGATGAACAATACTACGAAACCTTTTTTGATTTATTTGGTACAGAGGGTTGGAAGTTATTTACAACCACTATCAAAGAGAACTTAGAAGATTTCAGTATAGAGAGTTTGGAAGACGAGAAACACTTGCGACATGTGCAAGGACAAATTTTCGTTCTGAAGAATATCTCAAACTTTGAGTCTAATATGAGGACTTCATACGACCAGATTATCTCCGATGAAAAGGATGATGATTATGCCTCGTAGGATGTTTGATTTTAGATGCGAAGATTCACATACAACTGAGCGTTATATAGACACGTCGACACTGTCTGTAAAATGTGAGGAATGTGGAGAAAAAGCAGTGAGGATAATCTCTCCTGTTGCTTGTAAGTTAGATGCTATATCTGGGGATTTTCCTGGAGAATCTATTAAGTGGGCAAGGAAACATGAGAACACTTCACAAACATTATAATCCATAATACTTTTATAAGTACGGAGTTGACAAAATGGCAGCAAAATTTTTAGTAGAAGAGCAAGAAAACGACCTTGAAACAGAAGAAGTTAATGGCAGTACCGAGGACCTGTTTGATATGGAAGGAGAGCCTACACAAGATGTAGATAACACTCCAGAAGTAGAAGAAGAAGAAGAAGAGGTTCTGAAAGAGACACTAGACCCAGCTTTGCAGAAGTACTCAGGCAAATCTATTCCTGATGTTATCAGGATGCACCAGGAAGCTGAGAAACATATCAGCAGACAAGGTAATGAGTTAGGTGACCTCCGAGGTATCATTGACAAATATGTAAAGGACGGACTTGCCGAGACATCCCACAAGAATGCGGATAGTACAGATGATTTAGATTTATTTGACAAACCAGAAGAGTTCATCCAACGCTCAATCGAGAACAGCGACCAAGCAAAAGAGCTGAAGGAAATTAAGCAAGCCATTAAACAACAGGACATCACTACCAAACTGACAGATAATCACCCTGATTATTTAGAAGTAGTAAATGATGAGTCTTTTGTTAAGTGGGTTAAGGATTCAAGAGTTAGACTAGAATTATTTGATAGGGCGCATCAAGGCTTTGACTATGATTCTGCTAACGAACTCTTATCAAACTGGAAAGAGAGACAACAGGTTATTAGTTCCTCTACCCAGAATGAAGACACTAGTAGGAAACAACAGCGTAAAGCTGCTTCCACAGGTTCTGCCACTGGCTCAGGTGAAAGTAAATCAAGGAAACTATACAGACGTTCTGATATTATTAATTTAATGCAAAATGACCCTGCTCGGTATCTGGAGTTATCAGATGAGATAACGAAGGCTTATGCTGAGAAGAGGGTACGATAACACAACTTCTTAATTATAAAGGTATTTTAAAATGGCACTAGGAACTTCACATGTAACAACAACAACCGCGGCAACGTTTATTCCAGAACTATGGAGTGACGAGATTGTAGCGGCCTATAAATCAAACTTGGTTTTAGCTAACCTTGTTAACCGCATGCCTATGACTGGTAAGAAGGGTGACACGTTACACATCCCTAAACCTACTCGTGGCAGTGCATCAGTAAAAGCAGCACAAACACAAGTATCATTAATCGCTGGTACAGAGACTGACGTTACTGTAACTGTCAACAAACATTACGAGTATTCTCGTTTGATTGAAGATATTGTAGAGACTCAAGCTCTTGCATCATTACGTAAATTCTACACAGATGACGCTGGTTATGCTCTAGCTAAACAAGTTGATAATGACTTGTTCGCTCTAGGTAAATCATTTGGTGATAGTACAGATGCTACTTCATGGGTTCATAGTAACTCATTCTATGTAGATGCAGCTAATGGCTTATCAGCTTATGCAGTTGACACTGTAGCAGCTACTGACTTGTTTTCTGACTTAGCATTACGTGCTGCTATCCAGCACTTAGATGACAATGATACACCTATGGACGGTCGTTTCCTAGTTGTACCACCTTCAGTACGCAACACTATTATGGGTATTGATAGATACCAATCTAGTGACTTCGTTGATGGTCGTGGTGTTAACAACGGTAAAATTGGTTCACTATATGGTGTAGATGTATATGTATCAAGTAACTGTCCTGTAGTTGAGACGGCTGCTGATAACGCAGCTTCTGCTGTAGATACACGTGGTGCAATCTTAGGACACAAAGATGCTTTAGTATTAGCTGAGCAAATTGGTGTTCGTTCACAAACTCAATACAAACAAGAGTATCTAGCGAACCTATTTACTTCTGATACTTTGTATGGTACAGCAGTTCTTAGACCTGAGTCAGGTGTAGTTATTGCAGTTCCTAACTAAGAGTTAGGGTTAGATTGGAGTGGGTGTGGGGAAACTCTCACCTGCTTCATCCCTGTATCTTTCTTCAAACAAAATAAGGTTATTTTATGGCAATTTATAGAGGTGTTGGTGGGTCTGGAGACTCTTCAACAGATGTAACAAGAGATGAAGTAGCCGCTTTTACAGCAGAGGCAAAAGGATATAGAGATGAGGCATTAGTTTCAAAGACTGACGCAGATTCTTCAAGTACAACAGCAACAACAGAGGCAAGTACAGCAACCACTAAGGCAACAGAGGCTAGTGCGAGTGCTACCTCAGCAGCAAGTTCAGCAACTGCAGCAGCAGCAGATGTAGTTCTAACTAATGCAGATGTAGTTCTAACTAATGCAGATGTAGTTCTAACTAATGCAGATGTAGTTCTTACTAATGCAGATGTAATATCAGCAGAGGCAGATAAGGTTCAGAC